ACGTGTACGCGGTTAACAGACTTGCCAAAAACAAGTGTTTTAGAGTGACCATGCGCGCCAACCATTCGAGTATCTAAAGATTGCTAACGCCGACCGCAAATTGTCCTCTAGGTCAAATAGGTCGTCGCAGGTGCGTATCAAGCCGTACGCTTGCAAGTAGCCGTTTGCGTAGTACTTTGACGGTTTGCACCAAAATTGGTTGATTTGCATAACGCCGTTTGACCCGCCGTTTGGGTCTTTGGCGTTGAACGCGTCAGGCTGGCAACGGCTCTCACGATACGCAACCGCAACCAGTTGGGTTAGGTCTTGCTCTGCCCAGCCGACGTGTCGAGCCATGTCAAACACCGTCTGACACGCGTCAGGTTGCGTTATAGGCGTAGTAACAACCGTTGTGGTCGGTAAGGGCGACGCTGGCTCTAGCCCTTGCCATACGGTGATTAACGCGGGTTGCGTTTCAGCCGGGGTTGGTGCTGGCGGTTTGTGTAATACAAAGATTGACGTGACGCTAATAAATAGCGATACGGCAAGTTTGGTGATGAGTGTCATAAGTGACCTACTTTCTCGGTAGGTCTATAACCCTAGACGGGTTTTGGTGGCGATGTGGGGAATACCCCGAAAACCGTTATCCAGCGCTGTTTTGCGATCATTGCGTCGTTGGCTACGTGCGGGTCAATCTCGATGTGATACCAGTCGCCCTGTTCGACTGACGGTAGTGGTTGCCATGTGCCGCGATCGCATTTCCATGACCGTTGCAACGCGTAGTCGATCACAAGTTGTATGCCCAAATGGTCTGCGTTTTCTAAACATTTAACAATGAACGCTAGTGACGCTTTGCGGCCGTCTTGTTTGCCTAACTTTTTTTGGTTTAACCAACGGTACGACAAATCCATTGCCAGCCCTCGAGCGTGGTTGCTGATCGTGCCGGGTCGGTTGCGTATGTCGCGGTTGACAAATGTGCCGTTGTTCCACAAAGTGCCGTTGCTGTGTTGGCAACAAAGTTTTGCCCATTCGGTTGTGCCAGCCAACGCTGCTTTAACGACTGGTTGTTGCGTGATTGTGTACGGTCTATTCGGCATCGTTTTTTGCTTTGTTTTTTATGCCGTTTGACGCAACAATGCCAGCCAACGTGCCTGACAAAAACGTAACAATTGTTGCCATAAGACTAATAAATTCTTTGTCATTGGGCGATTGCTCGAGAGGCTGTGAGACGAATAGCAAGCCGAAACAAAATGACACAACAACTACGGCAAAGACGACTGCTAGCAATACGCCGACGGTGACAACCATTCGAGCGTGTAATTCGTTTGGTGTGTATCTGTGCCGGGTCATGGTGTTATGCCGCAACGATCAGGTACGTTGCAGTTGTTTAACGTCATGTTTTTGACGCGCGATTTAACGGTTAACGTGTTGTCGCGTGTTGTTTCGCAAGCGGTCAACATAAGTACTAACGCAAACAACCTGTATCGCATCGCATTATTGCTCGTCGTCAGGCTTGATTGGTGTTGGCAGCGTAAAATCTTGTGTTTCGTAACTGTATGTGTAACCAATACCTGCATAAGTTTTGTCTGCGCGATCTATCCAAGTTTGCACACACGGTTTACCAACAAAATTTGAGTACCACTCGCCTGTAGGTATGCCTTCAATCGTCGTGTCGTCAACGCCTGTTATGACTTGCACTACGACATTATTTGCGTCGAGTTCTGCCCAATATGTTGCCATTATGCCCAACTCACATTTCCTGTGCCAGCGGTAATTGTTGCTACTGTGTATGAACCGCTTGTTGCCGTTGAACCTGTTAAACCTGCGCCGATAGTTATTGTGCCCATTGTTGTTAAATAGCGCAAAACAACAACACCGCTACCGCCACTACCACCATTTAACGAACCGAACCCTGACCAACCGCCGCCACCGCCGCCGCCGCCTGTGTTTGCTGTGCCTGACGCGCCTAAACCGTTACCTTGCCCTGCGCCGTTGCCGCCGCCACGACCGCCGCCGCCGCTACCACCTGCGCCAACCGTGCCTGTGTTTCGGATTCCGCCACCGCCGCCGCCACCATAAGTAACAGAACTGCCGCTAATGCTTGTAGTTATGCCTGCGCCACCATCGCCACCTGTGTTTGATGAAGCGGTGCTAGTGCCTGCAACACCAACAGCGCCCGCGCCGCCACCACCGCCGCAACCTTCTTGGTTAGCGGCAGCCGAAGCGGAATTACCGCCTGCATAACCTTGTGCTGTTGGACTTGCTGGACTTGCCGCGCCACCTGTAGCGCCTGTGCTTGCAGTTGTTCCCGCACCGCCACCGCTACCACCGCTAGCACCGTCGCGGTCTGTGTTTGACCCACCACCGCCGCCGCCTTTAGCAGACGAAACAAAAATGCTGTCGCTACCAGTTGTGCCTTTAGAACCGCCACTAGTTGAACCTGCGCCACCTGCGCCAACCGTTACCAAATAAGAAAAATTTTTGTTAATTAAAACCGACTGCAAAAGCGTTGTGCCACCACCCGTTGCACCAACAGAACACAAAACACCGCCAGCACCACCACCGCCGCCGCGTTCAGCACCACCGCCGCCACCACCAGCAACAACTAAAAAATCAACAACATTCCCGCCGCCACTACCGCTAAAAAAAATAGCAGCACTAGCACTCGTAAAATAAAGCGTGCCACCCCCCCATTGTGCCAACGCTAAAGACCCTGCAGTATTAACCGTTGCCGTGCCTGCCGTAATCGTGCAAGTACCCGCACCAATGTTTTGAATAAACAAAGTGTCGCCCGCATTAAACAAACTTGTATTAACCGTAATCGTTGTTGCCGTGGCTTTGTTCATCACAACTCGAGTGCCTTTGTCGGCTGCAACAAGTGTGTAACTATCCGTTTTTGTGCTGACCGTTTGGTTGTAGTCGTTTGCTTGCAAACTGTTCATTTGCGCGGCTGTTAAAACCTGCCCTGCGGTAAATGTTTGTATCGCCATATTTGACCTACTTTAACCTAACCCGTTGTCAGCGTTGATGATACCAAACGACAAATCGTCAAGTATCAACTCGTTCAACACAATCACGGGCGACGTGTAATAAATGACGCTATGGCCTGTATTGACGTTGATCGTATGCTCGATGCCCTCAATCGCTAGGTTTTGGGCTAGTGACGCTGGGGTTGTGCCAGGGGCAAACGATTTCTCAATAGTGATCGTGTCAGATATGTCGAGTATTGCGACCGTGTCGCGTTGGGCGCTGGTCAACATTGCAAACGATGTTGCTAGCGACGTGTATCTTGGCTCAGGGTTAGGGTCAAGCAAATAGGTTGCCAAGTCAAGCGCGGCCGTATCGTTGTGCAACAGGCTGTTTGTAATGCTGTATGTTTGTATAAAGTACGTTGCTTGACTGCCAGCGTCGTCAACAATTTGCGGGTTGTTGCTGCCGAGTATCTGTACGACCGCGCGGTTGGTTACTTGGTCGGCTTCAAATGTTATGCCTACGCCGTTGTACGGTATGTTTGTGCCGTCGTCGTGAAAATCGGCTACGGCTGGGTCGAGCGTTGTGCCTATGCGCGGCGTAAACACAATGTCGCCGTCACGTGACATATAAATGCGACCCTGCTCAGCCTCGTTGACCTGTGCCAAATAGCCCAACACGTTTGTGCCTTGCTCGATCGTGAATGCTGACGCGCCGCCAAGCGTCTGAGTGCCAGTACCGATGTCACGGTTAGCAACGGGAAATGCGACCTCGGGTCGGTCAAGTATTGCCGACACACGTACGCTTGACAATTCCTCGCTGACGTTGTACTCATCTAAATATGTTTGCGATAACAAATAAAAATCGTCGGCACAAAACACCGTCACCGTATCTAAACCACCAAGCGCAAAATTGTAATCAAAGTTAACGATCTTGCCGACGAATAAATATTCTTTGACGTTTGTTGCGCTGTATCGAGACAACCGCACCGATCGCATAGGTGCTAAACCCGGTTTAGCGTTAGGCGTGTCGTAGTAGGGGCTTGTTTCGTCAAACGGCATAAAGATACCGTCGGTGTCAAGCATGGTAAACGACATAGTGCCAGCACCAAACTGGTCGCCTTGATCGCGTCGCCCTCGACGTACATATACCTGATTAACGCCGTCAAGCACACTTGCAAACTCGGTCGTACCGTCAAGCACATATTGAGTGTTATCAAGTTTGCCCTCAGGGTCTGCGTCAAGCAAAAACCCGTCTTGAATAAACCCTGTGTCAATCTCTAAGTCATAGTTGCCACTTGCAACAACTGACACGCTAGCCATTAGACCGCTATCTGTAGATCGAGTGGCCCTGATACGCGCTGGTAGGCGAGCAAACTATCTAACACGCTTTGCCCGATTTCGGCGCTAGTTGACATACCGCCAGTCACGTTTATTGTTACAGGCGACGCGCCACGCGCTGCAATGCGCTCAGCCATGCCAAACGTTGTTAGACCGCCTTGTATGGTCATCAGATCGCCGCCGCCACCAACACCGCCGCCGCCGCCGCCAGCGCTGCCACCACCGCCACCGCCACCAGCGCCACCGCCAATGATCGGGGCAATACTTGGAATAGACGCGCCTGCCTCTCGAGCCATACGGTCAGCCGTGCGCGTATCGCCTGTAACAGGTGTTGAACCGCCACCGCCGCCGCCTACACGACCAAGGCTAATTTCAGACATTTTTGGTATGTCTTTAAACGGGTTAATTAAATTCATTCCATCAATAATTTTGTTTGTCATTCGTACGTGTGCGTTAGCGACCATTTCAAAACCAGCAATCAAACTATTTAAAACAAAATTTACGCCGTTTCTAAACGTCTCAAATTTTGTGTAAGCAACAGTCAAACCAGTTACTAACGCCGCGATACCTACCGCGATCAAACCAAACGGGTTTAACGCCATAGCAACATTCACCGCAACGATCGCCGCTGCGACCGCTGAGATTGTGCCGGCAATAATCAAAAACGCTTTAGGGTTGCGTTGCGCCCAGTCAGCCATTGCTTGCAAATATGGCAACACTTTTTGCAACACGGGTAGCAACGCCGCACCGATACTTTCTTGTGTCTCAGCCAAACTGTTTTTTAGTATCTTAAATTTGCCTGCTGCGGTTTCTGCTGATCGTGCGGCCGCGCCACCAAAATTGTCGTTTAACGCCATCATTACAACATCGAGCGACGCGCCCTCTTTAATTAGCCCAGCCATTTCGGGCGACAACGCACGTAGCCCTCTCATGTTGCCTGCATATGCCTTGCTTAATGCGTCGCTGACGGTTGCCAAACTTAAACCCGTGGCAGTCGATACGTCTTGGGCAAGTGTCAACGCGCTAGTTGCGTCACCAACATCTTTAGTACCCACAAGCAACGCGGCGAACGCTGGTCGTAACTCGCTGTCAGCCGTACCCGTCGCCCTCGACATAGCCGCAATCATGTCCTCAGTCGCCGCAACCGTAGCGTCAGTCGCACCAACTACGTTTTGCATAGTGTTAGCCAAAATCGCTTGTTGCTGTTCATCTTCGGCTGCCGCTTTAGCCGCCAACCCCAACGCACCCGCAACCGCAGTCAACGCCGCCGCTGCCGGCACAGCCGCTTTTTTAATTGCAAACTGTGCCTTCTCGCCAACAGTTTCTAGTTGCTTAAATTCTTTAATCGCTTTGTCAATGCCTTTGCCGTCAAACTCGCTGACAATAGGAATAGATAGTGCCATGTCTATAACTCGCTTTGCACGGTACGCATAGTTTTAGCAATCATCTTTGTCATCTCGGCTTCGATACCGCGACGCGCTTTATACACAGCTGGCCCGATCAGTCGAGTGCGACCAGCGCCAACAAACCCAAGCGCGTTACCTAACTTGTTTGCGTTTGCGCGCCCCGCCGTTTCAAACACGGCTGCCGCAACATCTTTTTGTTCTATCAGAATTACGCCGACTGCGTTGCGTCGAGTGTCAAACCTCATCTTGACCCCGTTGGCTGCCTTGCTTGGTACGAACGGAAATATTTTGCGCGCGTTTTGTGTCCACGCGTAACGCATACCCGATAACGGTAAATCTTTGTAAACGGCTTTGCCTGCGTTAATTGCTGGCTGGGCAATCGCTGTTGCGTCAGCCTTAAAATCTTTTTGCAATTGCGGGTCAATTTTGCGCAATGAGTTGATCGTCTGTTTAACCCCGACGACCTCAATAGTTGTTGATGCTGGCATTGCGCTACCTCTTTTGCTTATTTAATAGCGTAATCACCGTTACTAGGTCACGCGTGTCAAACTCGATTGTCGTAGGCCAGTACCCTGTTGCAACTAATAACTCGGCTAGTTGCCGTCGGTAACTGCCTACGCCGTAGGGTTTGGGTCTGTCTCGTCAATCGCTTCAATGGTCATGTTTGGGTTTGCTTTAACCCAATCGCGGTATGTTGCTGGCATTGTTTGACCGCTAAGTTTTAACAAGTTGTACGCCCAGCAAACTAGATCGGTGTAGCCGATACCTTTGCCGTCGCTAATTTTGCGACCCTCAGTTTTTTCCCATTCGCATATCACAAACATATTCGTTGTAACTTCGACTGGCGCTGTGCCGTCGTTTAGATCAACTTTTAATTTTAATCGCATTGCCTATTCCTGTTCTCGGCCAGTAATGGCACGGTTTATGGGTTAGTTGTATCGACTGTTAATGCGCCGCCTTGAAATACGACATCATAGGTTGATAACTCGCCAAGTGACGCGTTGATGACTGGCAAACTTTCTAAATAACAATCAGTTAAAATAAACTTTGGGTTTGTTGCGCTATCTACTGCCGATGTCGGTTTAAGTGTCACCGTTGTTTTTGCGCCGATTAAATTAAACAAAGTCGCGTAAGTCTCAGTTGCGGCAAAACTTGCATACAAAGTCAATGTCACTTCGTTGTTGACGAGTCCCGCTGTGTAACTGCGTGAGTTTGTGCCAAACGCGGTGTCCTCTAAAGCCTCAACCAAATAGGTCAGGGTTGCTGACGTACACATATCAGATAGATCAACGCCGTTGATCGTCAATACCGGGTTTGATAAGTAAGTTGCGCTAGCCATGTGTTACTCCTTAAGTGTCTGTAATAGTTTTACCATAACGGCTGTGTGTTTGTGTGCATTACGCGGTTTGCGCTTGTACGCCTACCGATATGTCGTAGCACGGGTATTCTTGCCCGCCTATGTCGAGTGTGCCGGGTCTGCCTGACATGACGATTATTGCCGACCCTAAAACGGTTGCGGTGATTTGTAATATTTCGCGTAGCACGGGTAGCCCTGCTGGGCCGCTGCCGACGACTTTGATCGGGTAATCCATGCGTACGATGTTGCCGTTGCCAGCGATCGTCGTAAAACTTGGTGCTTGTATAAAAACGCAGTTAGGCACAAGTTTTGTTGGGTCGGTTACAACACGCAACGACGTGATTGCGGTAAGCGTCGTAGCGAGATCGTCTAGCGTTTCGTTGAATAGGTCGGTGTATGGTGCGGGCATTAGGCAACCGCTGGTCGGTCAATACCTAACAACTGTTTGACGATCGGTGTCAACGATTGTTGCGGTGCTGTACCCATGCCGTCAAACGACGCGAACACGTTCTCGAGCGAACCACGCGAACGCCACAACGCCGCGCTGTACATTAAAGTGCCGAGCGTGACATCACCGCTAGGCGACGTTGTCAGGTTGTCGTTGTAGCCTGCCTCGGCGCGTCTGCGACTGCAAAACTGGTTGCCAGCCGACACGGCCTGCGTAATAAGCGTGTAATCATCAGAAGGGTTAGTAATCGACACACCCAAATACGTGATTAAGTTTGCGGCCGTTATCCACGTGCAAGTTGGCGTAAACGCAACTGTGCCTGTGTAGATCGCAACAAACTCGACGTTGCTACCTGTGCAAGCGTAAAGAACTTGATTAGCGATCGGCAAAGTTTCGTCAAACAACCACTCGCCAGTTGTGCTGTCTACGCCCGTGTATTTGTATTGCGGGCAACTCAATACCGTGAACGTGCCGTTAAACGGCGCGCCAAGCGAACCTACAACTACGCTGTCGCCAACTTGTATGTCGGTCGGCTCGAGCGTAGATATGCAGGCATAGTTATCTAGTAACTGCTTTGACGCTGTTAAATATGTTGCCATAGCGGTTAGGCCGCTACTCGATC